CATAAACTTATGCGGCTTTTTTTATATTTTATATAAGGTTTTTATTAAATAATAATATGGGAGAAAAAAGTTCAACTATATCAATGTATTTTAAAATTGCGTTTTATTTTTTCGCTTCTTTATTGATAGGATTCGAAGCTCAAATAGATAACATCCATAGCTTAGAAGCTTTCAAATTATTAGATTGGATTAAATTGACTATAAAATCTGTACTCCCAGCAGTCATCGCAATGAAGGCTTTTTTTGATACTTCAGTATCAGGTTTTTTTAAAAAAGATGATAGTCAATAACTAATATTAATATAAATTTTTATGGAGAATTTTTTAAAATTGTTTAATAATGTCGAGCATGTTTATTATGCGCTTTCTGTATTAGCTATATTATATACTACATATAATCTTTTAATTAAAAAAATAAAAAATAGTTTTTTTAGTACTTCAATGCAACTTATAAGTCAAGTTCCAGAAAAAATTAGTAATATAAAGGAAGTGCAATCTAGCATGTATTCGCAGATGCAACTTCAATACAAAATTGTAAATTCTATTTTAGAAAGTTTAGAGATCGGACAATTTGTTTGCGATTCTAATGGAGATTGTATTAAAGTTAATGGTAAATGGGTATCGTTAACAGGTCTTACTGAAAGTGAGGCATTGGGACATAATTGGCTCTTATCAGTACATCCACAAGATAGAGAAGTCGTCCAAGAGAAATGGATAAATTTAATTGAACACAATAATCCATTTGAAGAAATTTTTAGATATCAGCATAGAATAACTAAAGAAATAACTAAAGTTAAGTGTACTGCTACTGATATATTTGATGATAATCACAAGAGAGTATTCATACTTGGTTTATCTAAAGTTTTAGGTAAATAATTAAGTATGCGAAAAAAATACTGGGGGTCTACTGAAGAGGAGCAAGACATTGCTATTAACGCCGAACAGCTTAGCCAACATTTAACAATGGCAGATATTTTAAATACGGCAGGATCTATTAAATCTTTCGATAATACAATACATTTTTATTCGGATGTCACATTAACTTCGTGTGCCGAAGTTAATAGATTGCTGAGAGAAATTGATTGTAAATTATGTCAATCTGCTGTAGTCATAAACAATCCAACATACACTCCAATTATACATTTACGAATTAATAGTTTTGGTGGAGATTTATTGGCTGGACTATCCACAGTAGATACAATTAGAGGTTTGAAATCTAAAGTATGGACTTATGTGGAAGGAAGCTGCGCCAGTGCGGCAACACTAATGACAGTAGCTGGAGCTAAAAGATTTATTGGAAAAAATTCGCTAATGTTAATTCATCAACTATCTTCATTTGCATGTGGGACATTTGAGCATCTCAAAGATGAACAGGAAAATAATGTTAAGTTAATGGAAATTATTAAAAGCATTTACAAACAATATACCAAATTTCCAATGAAAGAATTGGAAGCTATCCTTAAAAGAGATATATGGCTAGACTCTGCCTCTTGTTTAAAGTATGGATTAGTCGATGAAATCCTCTAATTATTGAGGAGTTTTATAACCATGTGATATTGGCTTAGCTTTCATTAAATTTTGTCCGCTGTTCATAGCAGCGGCATTGTCTCTATTTTTATTATTCCCAGTAGTAAACGACAATGGAATATTATTAAATGGATGTTCATGTGGGTATACAAATACTGAATATGTAGGATTTGATGCTGCTGTATTCCCAACAGATGAAGCCAGTCCAATTGAGCTGTCTGGCAATACCATAACAGGAACTTTATCCACCATTGTCCACGGAGCTTTTGGTGCTCCGATACTTTGATATAAACTCTTAATATAACTCACATCTGCATAGGCTATAATTGCACCACCGCCACCATTACCTTTAATACTTCCAGTTGGACCAGCGCCGACCATTAACTGCCCATAACTACCTATACCACCTCCAGTATATTGAACTTCAGCTGGACAGCTAATATGGTTTAAAAACACTTCTCCATCAATAAATGCTCCTCCGTTTACAATCATGTTTTTGTTTACTCCTAAATTGGAGTTTACTACTACTTGATTGGGCGTTTCCAATGTTAATGATTTTCCTACAATAGATATATTGTCACTGCTGGCTATATTAATATTTCCTTGAGACGACATATATAACTCATCTCCAGCAGTAATTACCCCTCTACCATCACCGGCTATTTTAAAACTTCCAGCAGTCTTTAACCCCATACCACCACTTCCTACAGTAAGATTATATCTATTACCAACTTCTATATTATAGAAGCCACAAGGAAACCTAGAGTTTTCTACTTCTTCTACATATTGAACTTGCTCTTGTCTTTGAAAAGAACCATCACTATCAATTTCGACGGCTTTAGGTCTAAATTTTGCATTGTGCTTTCTAGTAGGTGGAGACACATTAGTGGATAACCCTATGTGTTCGTATTTGTTTTTTTCGTAATGGATCATGTAAGATCCACCTGGCGGCATTTGCATTTCCACATCCATAACCTTTTCGGCTACGTTTTTTAGAACTTCGGCTTGCGACTCTTTACTAGCGGGTTGTTTAATTTTTACTGCTGGCATATATTATTTTACTCCTAAATACGTATGCTGTACCTTTTTTGAATATGAACTTGGATTTCCAGCCTCACCTTTAATATGACTAGTCCAATCTTTTTCTAAAGTCAATTTTGATGGATGCGAGTAATTGGCATTACTATTGCCTTTAGATTTTCCGTTTAATGTTGGATCATCTGCGGTAATTTCTTTTTTATTAAATAATGATGCTTGTTGAAAGGCCGGTTCAGCTGCCTCCATCCAACTTTCATATAGATATTTGTTATCTGGATCTCCGTAATGAATTACATGATTTCCTCTGTAAGTTTCATGACAATCTCCCAACACTGTAGTGACCTTTTTGCCTTTGACTGTTTCAAAACTATTTTCATTTACCACTGAGGTTCTGTTTTCAACACAAACTTCGGCAGTTACATGATTCGATATTTCATAAAATGATCCGCTATATTGGGAAATTTTTATTTTTTCTAAATCATCAGTTTCTATAAACTCTAAAGATCCAGCTTTAGTATTTAATACAGTCTTTCCAGTACTAAAGAAAGGCTGGCCATCGTCTGGGATGTTCTCTGATCCGCCGGGATAGTGCGGATCGGGATTACTCTCTTGAGGATTGAATACAGAATTCCAATCGCTTTTATCAAATACATATCCAAAATAAACTGGATGCTGTATGTTTCCATTTTCGAAAAACACCCATACATGAGATCCAACCTTTGGTATAGATAACATTCCTTTCACGGCATTGTTGTATCCAGTTGGAGCTAAAGATTCATTGTAGGTGTCGATTAATCCAGTTTTGTATCCTTGACTGAAGCCGCCGGGTATAGCGTTTACGGACATCGCAGCTTTAGGAGAAACTGATTCTCCTGTTGGTGTGATAGACTCTTCCCCTATTACTTCAAATTCACTTCCCCTATATCCTTCACCAACAGTAGCTCTATTATTCTTAACATCACACACTCCAGCCGTACCCGAACCAATTAATGGAGAAGCTTGTTCGCACCAAGGAAGTGCTGATTTTAATTTTTCTCTTACTTCAGCATTTATAAAAGTATCTATGTTAGCTCCACCAGCAAACCTTGCTTCCGAGATAGTAGGATCCATTCCAGATGATCTAGCAACATGTGCTGAAAATTCTGGTATAAAAACTTTAATTCTTCCCATTCTCAAAGGATCATTATTTTGTAGAACCATGCCTCTGAAAAATCCATAATTTTTACCGTCTTTTTTAATTGGCATATTATATTAATAATTTAGTTTGTTTATCCGCTTTATCAACAAATCTTGTGTGTCTTTTAATGTGACTATGCAACACGCCATTTACCCCTCTCATACTTTTATCTACGCTATTAACTAAAGGAGTAAGTGATTTATCTATATTCTTCGCCACTTTATTTGTTATTTTATTATTAATATTTTGAATCAAACAATTCAACATATTTGCAGCTTGTGCGCTACAATCTTGCCTACTTTTTAAATAGTCTTCTAAAGCTTTAGATTTTGCTTTTAATCTATATACAGTTTGTTGTATACTTAATAATTTAGCGGTTAAATTTTGTATTTCTGCGGTAATTAATCTCAGTGGAGATAATATTGAATTAGTTAAATCACGGACTTTATCCATGATAATTTTAGTAGCTATTCCAATAATAGATGTTGCTAATCCTATTGCCGCTCCTGCTAAAGCGCCCATTATAGAAGACGGATTTGACAGTATGCCAAATATTCCAGTAGTTAAGCACATCGCTTGTTTAGTAGCCGCCATTAGACTATCTGCGGTGCCATTTACGGCGTATTTAAAAGCTTGTTGAGGGACTGTACCGTCTTCGCTATTAATTAGTGGCATAAGAATATTTATTAGAGTATTAAATAATCACATGAAATTTGATACTTATTATGAATCGATGATGAATCAATTAGAATTTGATTTTAGAGACATACCAGAATGGGCTAAAAAACTAGAATCTAATTGGGATAATAAATTTAGCAAAAAATACTTTTCAATAAAAAATATGGAGATTGGTTCTCGTAGAAACGCTGCATTTAGAAAATTTTGGAAATCTGTTATAGAAATATTAAAAGGAAAAGGTCTATCAAACTCTCGTTTAATAGACCTTGGAATTCCTGAATATATGTTTAATTTATATAATTAAATATATCCTAATAATCTCTTACGCAATTCTTCTGGGCCTCTAGCGGAGAATTCATTCGCAGATAATCCAGTTTGAAGAGCAGTAGCGGTATTTACAGTGAACAATGTAGTACTTCTGTCAGAGAAGTACAAAGCAAAAGTAGATCCATGATATAATGGATGTACACTAAATTGAACGTTATTAGCTACTGATAAAGTAGTTGTTGCAGTAGAAGTGCCAGCAACACTATTATAAAGTATACCTACTAAAGTCTTGTTAGTTCCATTGACAGTTCCTGTACCAAATTTTGGAGATAGAATAAATGAGGAAGTCAATGCTGCATATTGGGAACTTAAATATTGTTGTCCAGCAAAAGTAGATGATAAAAGTCTATATGCATTGGCTTCAACTAATTCTCCGACATATACTCCAGTAGAAGATATATCAGTCCAATAAGTGCCCATAGCACTCAATGCATTAGCTTGCGCGGCACTGACAGGAGGAGTGGTGAATGAAGTGACAGGGATAGCTACTCTAGCTTGATAATAAGAGACTGTTGGTAAGAATACAACAGAATTATCTACTGCGGAAAGTGATGGTCCAATTAATGAAGGAGTTTGTGATCCTACATCAAATACAAAACTGTTGAAAGTAGGATAGGTTGTAGGATTTGAATATATTGCCATGATAATATTTATTCTTTTTTACTAAATAATTGTATGAATTTCGATCAATTACTTGAAAAAGCTTTACTACTTGAAGCTCAATGCACTAAGGTTACTCAAAAGGCTCATTCCACTAGAAAGGGAAAAAAGTGGATGAAATGTGCTAAGCAACCAGATGGATCAATTAAAAGAATTCATTGGGGTCAAGCTGGTGTCAGAGTAACTGGTAAGTCTGGAAATTCTAAACGTAAAAAGAGTTTTAAGGCCAGACATAAATGTGGAAAAGCCAAAGCTGGTAGTCCACAAGCACAAGCCTGTAAAGATTGGGCTTAATCTAATTTGATAGAATCTGGTTTGACAGTTTTAATATAAACTTCTCCATACGCTTCTAGTTGTCCCATTACATGTTGAAATTCTTTTTGAGACATAGTACTCCAAGATTTTAATTTCTTAAGTAATTCGTCTCCTTTTTCTTTCAACTTTTCAGCGCAATTATCTTTAGAAGCCATAGATATAGCTTGTTTGTATGGAATATCTTTGGCAGCAAAGTGTATAGCAGTTAGCTTTGCAGGTCCGCCTTTTGCATTAGAACTTTTTTCTATTTTTTTTGCACCAGATTTTCTTTTTTCTATAAAAGAAATTAATTCTTTATTGGAATATTCTGATATCAATTTATTATAGGCTTCGTTAAAAGTTTTCATAATTATATTTAATTATCTTTCTTAGATATACCTAATGTTCCGCTAACATGCATTTTTATTTGATCAGTTCTAAAGTGTCTTATAAAACCTCCATCGCATAACGCTACAGCCCATATGTCAGTTTCGAATGGTCCCGTCCATACTGCATATATTGCGTAACCTTCTCCAAATGGAGTAACTACTGGAATGGGGTTTTTAAATTCCAACATATAATTATTTATAAAAAAAGCCCATAGATTTCTCTATGGGCTTGATTATTAGGTAATTATATTTACTCAGGCATGAGCAATTAAACTATTTGGATTCTTATTATTAACTAAAAGTCCATGAGCATTGTATAATGTAACTGGTGGTAGCTTTTGTTCCTCCGCATTTTGCTGAATAGTTCCTTCGGTATTGGTTGGCAGTGAATTCGCAGGCAACTTATTATTGCCTGATCTCATTGCTTGCATAATTGGTTGAAGTTCTAGGTAGTTTGATACGGATGTTGATGTTGGTATGATTTCCATAAGGGAAAATATTTAGCATAATAGACTAAAAAAGACAAGAAAAAACCCGCAGATTTCTCTGCGGGTTTTTTTGTTTTGACTCTTTTTTCTAATCGCTTAGAAATATACTGCCTGATTCCCGGGAGTAAAGGCTTCGCCTAATCCCTTAACAATAATGGTATGGTAATACAAGTTAGCACCAAAGATGTTATCGACAACTCCGTAACGGGTTAATAACCCAACGCGAGGTGCGAAATCATTTGGACCAATTGTACGCTGAACCATAACAGGAATGTATGGACAATAAATGATACCAGTGTCATAGAAGTCTGAACCCTTGTATCCAAGGAGAGCATATTCTACAGTTGTGCTAGCACCATAACCGATATTAGATCCATAAACAGCACTGTTCTGAACTTCGGTACGTGTATCACGATAAACGTTAAAACGTCCACCTAAGGAACCAACTTTGGCAACGCCAGTTTGGTTGGTATTGACATTACCTTGTACAGTCAACCACTGGAATTCTGGCAACATTTCGAAGATAGCGCACACGCGAGGTGTAGCTACGATGAAGTTTGCGGAACCACGGCGGTTACGAACTGCAATACGGTTAGATTCAATGATAATTCTCTGGTAGAAGTCACGATTACGTTCAACAAGCCAACGGCCATCAGCAGAAGCTGGGGACCATACGGAATAACCTTGGCCACGACCACCATTCAAGGAGGCTTGGACCATACGCATAATCATTTCACGGTCAATTTCAGCTTGGATCTCATAGCTCATGGCATTTGTGATCTCAGCATCAATATCGATACCGTTCATGTTCTTCAAGTCTTGTTCTAACTCAACGGACCAACGAGCACCTAAACGACGAGTACCAGCTTCAACAGCGGTCTTCTCGAAGCCAAGTTCAACGGTAGGAATGTTTTGGCTGATTTCGAAATTCTTAAGAATTTCAGCAACGCCTTGATCAGCAGCATTAAATGCCCATTCAGCGTTACCAGATAAGCCAGCAGCAGATGTACCAGTAAATCTGGTATCCAAGAACTGCCATCCTAATTCGTTGTTGCCAGCAGCCTTAGATGCATTATAAGAATTAAAGATTTGGCCGCGAGTACTATTGCTTCCTTCCAAAGTTCCATTACCAGCAGTAGGATGGGAATTATCTTGATAATTTCCGCCCAATGTGGACTGACCGTACTTATAACGTAAAGCAAATGCTAATCCAACAGGACCAGACATTGGCTGAACCCCAACGATTTCATTAGAAATCAATTCTGGGAAAGTACGACGAATCATAGGAATAAGGATCTTTGGCAAACGATTATCGCCAGTAGCATAGTTGTCTCCAGCAGGTGTCAAGGAAGCGTTGCCGCCACCAGTCGCACCATTACCAAGACCACCATTGATACCATTGAAACCGAATACGCTACCAGATCCACCAGCATAGATACCAGCTTCATTTAAGCACCAAGATTCTTGGTTCTCTAAAAGCATAGCAGTGTTTAAGCGAGTATGATCATCTTCAATTGCGCTTACGTTCTTGGAGGAATAGTTGAGCACTGGTGCCCACTTTTCCAAAAGAGCCTGAGCACGATCTTGATTGATATAAGCTTGTGTAGGTTTGATTTGTTTCATGTTTTATTTTTCTTTCTTTTTTACGACCTCAAGTGTCACTCGACACAGGATTTCAAGTAGTTATACTTCTACCAAATTTTAGAGGCTTATTAATATTTACTCAATTCACTCAAATAATTATTAACATGGCCAAATTTTTGTTGACTAGATTCGCTAATTAATTCATTTTCATCTGGTTCAACACCAAATACATTTGATTTAACTTCTGATGTTACAGGACGATCAGACTTAACTTTTCTAGTTTCAAAAGCTTGTTCCTTGAGCATCGATAAACGCTCTTCTTCTTTCTTATCAAAAAGACTTAATGTATAATCTAAGTTTTCTTTGATAAATTTAACAGACTTGCCTTCCAATACCTTGAGAGCATATTCTCTCTTCTTAGGAGTAAGTTTCGCAGTCTTACTTTCAATAAGTAATTTAGCTTCTGTTTTGGAAAATTCTTCTTTTACTAATTCAAGTTCTTGTGTAGCTTTTCGAGCAACTTGTTTAGCTTCTATAATCTGCTTCTTACCGTCTACTAATGCGTCTTTCAATGAATCGCTCAATAAAGCGGTGTCAATAGCTAAAGACTCTCTTAAATTATTTAAGATGATTCTAGCTTTATTATTTCTAACAGATTCTTCGACAGTTTTCTGCGGGATTTTGCTTTCGACAAATAATGTTAAATAATGGGAAATCTTATCAACCAAATCATCTTTAAATTGAGATGCTTGCTCGCTAATAACTTTTTGATAACGTTTGACAACTAATTGTAATTTCTTTGCATTATTAGTATCAACAGCTTCGACGAGTTTTTTCATTTTAGCAGTTCTATCTACATCGATAGTTTCTAAAAGCTTTTCGAGCTTTGTACTATATTCACTGTCTTGTTCGTTTAATGCTTTTTCGACATGAATCTTAACACGTTCATTGACAGCTTCATTGAATGCAGATTCGATTTGCTGAAGTGTTTCTTCGGTCAAGATGCCTTGTGTAGCTTCCTTAAGAATGTTAGAAATTTCTTTTCCCATATAATTAGTTATCAATTTTGATATTATTTATTTACTTTTTACCTTTATTTTTTAACCAAGGTGGCAATTGTCCCTTTTTAGGTTTTTGCGATTTCTTTTTAGGTTTTTGCGATTTCTTTTTATTTGATCCTTTTTTTGATTTGTTACTTTCACCATCATTATCACATTCATCATCGCATTCAGTTTCTTTTCCAAATGGCTTTACATGTTTCGCCTCATTAAGCTTTGCTTTAATTTTTTCTTTAACCACAATACCCAAATCTTTATTAGCTCTGCTATAATCGCTTTCCATTAGCGCATCTATAAAATCTACAATTTTTTCTCTTTCGATTTTTGTCATATTTTTATTTAGTTTATTTTAAGTTTTTTTGCCAATTAGACTAAGTCAAATATTTACTAGTCACAAAAATTGCATATTCTTGTGAAGCCTTTTCATCATTGGTTTTCAAAAAATGTTCATAATCCAAACAGATTAAATGTCTATCATTACTTGGTCTTTCATGCAACGGTCTTACTGTATGGTTGAAATCTTGAATTGTAGGAGTATCTAAACCTTTAATTAAATCATTTCTGACAAAAAATGCATCGTGATGATTATTTTGATATACGCATCCAGCATAAACCAAAGAATATCCATATTTTTTAGATACTATATCAAAGCATTTTAATGAAGCTCCGAAAATTTTATTACCTTGCCAATATTCATTTGGATTGTTTGGAAATGTTATTGCATATTCATGCGGTATGTTGACATTGTATTCTGTGCTAAAAAAACTAGGTTTGTAAAATTCTAATATCTTATCTAATAACCATAAATCAGTAGAATCTACATCTACGGATAGATAGCCCAAATTTGTTGGAGCATTATATTTCCTAAAAACTTCTACTATATTTTCAGTAGTTAAAAAATGCTTATATAGATTTATATTTGGATTTTCATAAGAGCCTCCTAAGTAAAGGTTATTCCATTGTTTATTGACTACTAAATTCGCGCAATTTGGCCCGCATCCTCCAGTTAAATCCGGCGTATCGTATCCAAATTCAATACAAAATTTGTTTTCTATATGTATATTTTCAATTATAGATTCGATTATACCATCTTGTCCTCCTTGAGAAAATATTTTTTTATTTTTAGTGTTTAAATTAAAAATCCAATTATCAGTCATAAAATTATTTTAAGTTTTTTAAGAAATTGATGATAGATTCTTTCAAGAAGGATTCTACATCACGTTTAGGTAAATTATTCAAACTAGATTCAAAGTTGGAATATAATTCTTCATAATTACCGTTTTCACTTAATACATACTGTTTAGATTCTAAAATTCCATTTACAAATGCTTTTGGGTAACTAGGATCAGCTACGCAGTCGATAGCTACTAATCTTAAATTCTTTACAATATTCCTGCCACCCTTCTCTTCCAATTGTCCTAATGCTCTAGAACTCATCCCCAATTTAACTCCATCATTAATTAATGCTTTCACTACTAAACCTACTGGTGTCGAAAGAACTTTACTTTTTCCAATGAAGATGTTTCCATCTTGATGTAATTCAGTAACCATGTGACAAGCTCTCTCAGGATTAACTTCAGCACTCTGAGGATGGTTAAGTTCTCCTAATGATCTTGCATTTGTAATCATTTCAGATTTGTATCTATCAACTTCACGAACTAATTCATGTAATGGATATAATCTATTGTTTCTATTCACACCTTCTGCCATCATGTATGGGCCTTTGATAAATAATGTAGAGGGAGATTTTCTGTCTTTCTCCTCTACAATATATTCAAATTCTTCATTCCATTCTGGCTTCTCAGCAATTAATCTCAATGACATAAAATTATTTATGTTATTTATAATTATAATCCTCTAAATTAAGAACATTTTAATTAAATAGTTGAATGATGTTTGATGAGAGTATGTCATTTAAAGAATATTTTAGGCTTCTAGAAGCTAGAGGAAGAGGTGGAGCAAAAGCTAAAGGTAGTAATTATGGCGGAGCTAATGATGAAGAAAATACAACTAGTAAGTCCTCAGGACAATTAGGCCATGAATTTTTATCTCCTCAAAATGTAACTCATGCCGAAAGAACTAGAACTAGAGGTTCTAAAAAAGGCGCTGCGGAAGTAGGAGATAGATTGAGTAACAGGGCAGAAGAATTGAAGATGAGTGCTGGTGCTGCGGCACCTTTAACTAGTGGAAAATTTTTTGCGGCATTTCAAAATTATGAAATTGATCCAGTCACTGGAGATTGGAAATTGGATGATAAAGGGAATCGTATTCCTAAAGAAAAAATCAGCGCAATTGCACCAAAAGAATTAATTAAGAGATTAGTAGATACTCATGGAATTATTCAAATGATAAATGGGAAACCTCATAAAGTTGGTAGATTTTATGAAGAAACTGAAAAGCCATTGATAGGAGGAACTTTGAATAATATGTTTTCCCAATATGGGGAAACTCAAAGCATATCAAGAGATTTGTTTGCTAGACTTAGATACATGAGATCTAAGTATAAAAAATACGTTCCGCAAGATGGACCTCTACCATTAAAAGTTACAATTAACGATGAAGACCTAAAATCTTATTTAGATATATTATTAGATGGATATCAAAAGATGTTTCCTGAAAGTGTAATGGAAATAAATGGCAAAAAATATATAACATCATATATTTCTCCAGATAATGATTGGGCTGATTATGATACCGATCTAGCTACTAATATAAAATTCAAACCAGAAAAAATAGTTAGAAGAGAAGTAGTTCCCGAAAACGCCTTACAAAAAGCTGAAAGATTAGTAGATTTTATAGATGGAAATGAAACTAAAGGAATTCAAGGCAATTATAGATTCAAATTAATTTATAATTTAACAGACAATTGTCTTGTTAAATTTTTTGATTTGGAACGCAAGTCATTTGTAAATCCAGAATTTCCCGAGTTTACTTCATACAAAACTATAGCCAATGGGAAAGCTTCTCAATTTTTAGGCGTTGGTGGTATAGGATCTATGGAATCTGGGCACAGAGTAAAAGACACGGCCAAAGGTTTTTCTAAAGGGAATTAATTAGAATAATTCTTTCTCAGTTATTTTAATAAATTTATATCCTTTAGATTTTGCAAATTTTTCTGCTGCTTCCCATTTGGCTTGATTAATAGCCCATTGAGTCGATTCGTATATTAAAGTGGATTTCTTTTTTCTTTTAGAAACTACTGGAGGTATAGTTTGTTTATAAGGTTTTATTTCGACCAAATACTTAACTATATTAGCTCCTTCTTTAAGGACTACAAAATTGTCTACATAATATCTATGCCATCTATCATCTACTGGACTTTTATATGGTATAATAATGTTTTCAGATCCCCACTCTAATACATTAGGATTGGAATCTGCCCATAAGAAAAACTTTCTTTCAAACGAAGATCTAAAAATCGCATGCTTTCCTATAAACTTTTTAGGATTATTTGGTTTGAATATTCCTTGAATAAATCTGTCATCCTTCTTTAATATAGCCATATTATTTTTTAAAGAAGGATGTTATTGCACTGAATGTTCCAGAAATTAAACCAGATGGTTTAAAATAAAAATATACACCTACAGCTCCAATTATAGTCAAAAGCACTCCATATAGTTTCATGCTTAACCAAAATTTATATTTTTCTACTGCATCTTTTCCAATAGAATCATAAGCCATATCATTTGTTTCCGCCTTTAATTCTTCTTCCAATTCGTCTACATCTTCGACAATTTCTTTACCTTCTTCAAAAGTTAGCTTTATGCTGGCGGTGATATCTTTAGATTCTAAAATTTCAGAACCACTATCTAGATCTGTACCTAGTAAAGTTTGGCCTTTTTTGATAGCATATAGTCCAGTTTTGACATCACCTTTTTCTATTAATCTTTGTCCAGCTGATATCAAATCTTTAGCTTTCTCTTTAACTATTTCTTCTTTCTTATCTATTTTAAAAGATATTTCAGAATATCTCTTAACTGGAGATGCACACCCAGTTAAAATGAAACAAATAATTAAAAACTTTAAAATTGATTTCATATAAGTATTTAATATATTTTTTAGCCTATGAAAAATGTAACTGGATCTGAATCTCCCAATCCAGCAGAAGTAGTGTATAGTTGCTGTTCTAAAGCATCACGTTCTGTAATTCCTTGTTGGATCAAATCTTGAGAGAATATTTGACCACCCAATACTGAAGTTGATCCAAGCTTACCACGAACCAAACCAACATTAATTTTAGTTAAAGCTAATGAATATTTGTAAACCCACAACTCTTTAATTATATCTCTTAATGGTCTTTCTACATATGCTGGAAACACCCCATAAAATCTAACTGCATTAGTAGGTTCTGGATATAATCTCAAATACTGAGTTCTGTCATCAAATTCATATGAACGTCTAATTGCTAAAACCTTTTCCCTAGTTTCTAACCAATTTTTAACAGTCCACCAACTTATCAAGTCAAAACCATAATTTCCCATAGCATATGAGAAATAAGTTTGCTGAGCTAATGTCTGCTCGATAGTAAACAAAGTATTCAAGCCAGCACTAGTACCTTCTTCAAAATCTGTTATTGCAACGACTCTTCTATAATCCATTATATCATAATCGAACATGTTATTAAATTTTTTCAAACTTGAATTAGATTCTTCGCCGCCTATTGTTATCTTATCAGAATACGAAGATTTAAAGTATCCAGAAACTGGGACCGAAGAGACTAAAGCATTTTGATTAGTTGAAAAAGATGTTAATATGGAATTATATGTAGAAAAATCAAATATTTGATTCTGAAATACTCCATCGGGAAAATAGCTAGACAAATCTGGCATTAAACTGAAATATATTTTATCTATAGGAGTTATACAAACATATTCAGTATCAGGTCTAGATAGATACTGAGAAGTAGAATGTGATTCAGTAGTATGACTTATTTTTTCCTTTAAAGATAATTGTTTATTTGCTAACGTATATAAAGTATCAATTCTAATTCCTTTACCTCTCTCATATAAAGACGAATCAAAAATTAAATACTCCTTAGTAAATCCTGCAAATTTAGAAAACATTTCACATGCAATAGAAATATTTTCGTACAATTGATCCTGGCTTACTTCAACTGAAACTAATGGCGCACCTAAACTCCTGACAATTCTTTCACCCAAACGATGAAAAGAATCTATTTTAGAATTTAAATTAGTACTTTGAAAAGCTGAGATAGGAGTTATAGTGTCGCATGACATATAACTATTTATATCTAATTACACTATTATGCTGCTGGAGGACCACCTGCTGAAGGAGCTGCTTCTGGTGCTGGTGCGCCACCAGCTGCTTCTGGTGGGGGAGCTTCTCCCCCAGCATCTCCACCTACTGTAGCTTCTCCCCCAGCAAATGGAGGTGGCATTCCACCACCTCCTCCACCTCCGCCACCCATCGGAGGCATACCACCTCCGCCACCAGCATCTGGACCCATGCCTCCACCCATAGCTTCGGCTTGAGCTTTTATTTGCTCTTTCCAATCTGGACCTAAATTTTCAATTTGTTGCAATTCCCAATTAAAAGCTTTGTCTTTTCTTAAAAATTCTCTGTTAGCTTTAATATCCAAATCAGTCCATCCCAAATACTTTTTCTGAGCATAGGTCTGAGAAACACTTGGAATATTAGCTATATTTCCGAATGTAGAAGTTTTAAGTTCGATCTTTTGCTGTTGTCTGACTTCATAGAAATTTGTGGGAACATTAAATGTTATATCTAAATTATGTTCCTTCAATTCGAAGTCTTTCATCAATCCTTTTAATTGCAAATGAGTTACAAAGCCATTTTTAATTCCAGCAGCAAACTCTTGCTGCAATCGAACTATAAATTTAGCAAACTTTAATTCCTCACGAAGCATATCTGCTCCATCACGGAATGCATCTTGAGGATCTAATCTAGTAGTGGGAACATTTAAAGACTGATATAATTTTTTAACAAAATACATTAAGTCATCTAATTGACCTAGATTTTGTCCACCAGGCAAACTTATTACACTAGTTCCTTCAGAACCAGTTCTTTTTGCAAACCAAAAATTGTCTAAAATAGATTGAGGATTAAATTTCTGAACAATACCACCTTGATCTGGATCATACGTTTTGCTAGACCAATATTGAGATACCAACTTTTTAAGATATGCTTCAGCTTTAGGATGCGGCATATTACCAACATCAACATTAAACACCAATCTTTCTGGCGCTCTAGCTAATCTATAAATTATTATAGAATCCTCTAACATAGACAATTGTCTATATGCTCTTCTAGCATTTTCTAGAAATGGAAGACGCATGGTTTTAGCTTCATTCCATACATCAGAGTGAACGTAAGTAACTTGGTTTTTATCCAATGGAACATATTCTACTTTAACTTGCTTCATTGGATTCTTTGGATCGTATATCGGCTTCCTATACAAATACCCCTTAACCATCACGTTCTGTACGTTTGAAAAAACTGGATCCACCAATTCAGTTGGTATCTGCACCACACCTAAAATACCTTCTTCTTTATATTCTTCATGAATAATATGCTCCCAAAAAACTTCGCCTTCAACTAATAATTGTCTAAAGTAAGACCAACCTTTATGTTCAAAATCAAAATACGAAACATACTTTTTGAATTCTTTTTGGAGAGTTTCATATTCAAATTCTGATACTTGAATGTCTTTTATTTTAAGTTCAGTGCAGCTATTATTGTTTGTGTCTACATTTATAACTTCATCGCATATTTCATCTAAAGCTTTAGCAACTTCGGAAAAAGCTGCCATGATCCTATAATCTTTTATCCTAGCGGCTTTATCCTTTTGGATATTTGCATACATTACTTGGGAGTATCTTTTATCAGAAGAAATATTCGATACTCCTTGATTATTATAATCGTGATTTTGAGTTACAGAATATTTAGAAAGAACTTCAGCTCTCCGTTCACCAGTATTCTCGAAATATCGGTATTTCGGATTCATTTGATCTGCCATCTGATTCATATCCAAGCCAGAATATGGCAATTTTGACATCACATATGACATCAATTGCTTACCAAATGTGGAACTTTTCCCATCATCGTATGTATTTTCCATTAATACATATTTATACTAAAAATTTAAATTGTAATGTAATTTAATACTGTATTTATAGAATTCGTATCATTCCATCCAATAGCATTGAACGCTATAAAATTAATTTTAGTGTTAACGTTAACTCCAGATAAAGTAAAATTTAATATGTTTTCATTAACTACATTTACATGATTTTTATCAACAATATATCCACTAATAGTTGGATATCGAGAAAAACTAAAAGAAGTTAATGGCTTAGTGCCTATAGCTGAAGCTGAACTTATAAGTATTGATGTGGTATCGTCAAATCTTCTGCCATATATAGCATAATCGTGAGAAGTATTGAGATTTCCAAATATATTATGAGAACCAGACAATTCTCTAAGTTTATTAGATGTTAAATTAAACAAATTTGTGACTTCTGGCGCTCCAGATACAGGAGCATACTCAAGTTCGGACAATAAATGATTTCTAGAATTATATTTGTATGAATTACTTTTCAATTTATCATATTCATCTAAATTTAATAATAGATTACTAGTAACATTAAAATTATTATTAACTACGTGTATATTTGAAAATGGTTCATTAGGATTTGCTGGGAATAACCATCCTTTAATAGTAAAACTTGCGTCTGCTGAGAATCTAGCTTTGTCACTAGAAGCAGGTTCTAGTGGTTCCGTAAATGAAACACTACCATCCCATAAAACCTCAGTACGTATTTCACTTATATAAGACAAATTAAAATCTTCAGGAATTTTCCAACAAATTATTATATATGGATTAGTATAAGGTATGAAATTTGATATAATTTGTTCAAGATCAGTTTGATAATTTGCAATTATACTCACAGAAACTCCTAAGTTTACTGGAACTGGCATTCGTATTTGAGTAGTTTTGGAATGCTTGTCATCATACTTTGTAGGTAGAAACATTCCAGTGATTTTATTAAAAACCCTCGTTTCATCCCTAGCCACAGATGACACATTAACTGATATGACTGGTAATGTAATATTTTGAGCTTTATTTACTAAATCATGCATTATCCTCTGCTTCGGCGCATGAACATATCTAACTTTAATTCTAGACTTTTCCTCTCTTTCTTTATTGTATCTAGATATAACTACGTCATCGTATGCGGCTACAAATTGATTTAATAGGTCATGGATCTCAAAATGGAACGCTTTAGAATTCATCAAACAAATCTTTCTACAAAATATTTAGGTAGAATAGATTTATTTCGAATGACATTTTTAGTAATATTGCCATCTAATATGTAGGTAACACATTCATCATCCTTAGAACGAACCCCCCTTCCACAGGCTTGGATAAGAGTATTGAGCATTTCATTAGTATACCATTGAGGATCTTCTTCAAATAGTTTTTTAATTCTAGCATCGTTCAATGGAAGGAATGCCGCTTTGACGATAATTTGAAACTTAGCTAGATCGCCTTTCAAATCAATTCCATAGCTAAGAGATGGACTGACTAGTACAGTTGGCTCATCACTCTGAGAATGCCGTTCTAAGATATAATCATTTTCGTTATCATCCATCCTATAAAGGAACCTATCACCTCTTAAATTACTATACAAAAACTTAGTAATGTCATTTGTGTGAGTATGAATAACTCCTTTCTCATTTTTATGTCTTTTACAAATTTCTGCGATTTCCGAAGCTAAGACAGGAAGCAATCTTTGAATATTAGTCCTATTCAAGGATCTACTTGGATTAACTGTATATATTGGAGCCTTTTTAGGATCAAATTCAGAATCTACTTCAATATATTCATAATCTTTAATTCCTAAATTCCTAGCAAATCTTTGATGATCTATAATAGTACCAGACATCAACAATACTTTATCAGCATGATCAAATATAGTATTACTCAATTTATTAGCTCTAACTGGAACAATCTTCAGCGAAACTAAATCAGTATCTACTACATATTCAGTGTAATCCCACATCGAAATAGTTAGTTCCAATTCATTAAGCAGAACTCTATAAGACATCAATGACTTCATAATATTGTCTGGAATTGTCTTTTTCTTGTATTTCCTTTCAATTGAAGTAGTTTTTTCCACCAAAGTTGAGCTTAAATCATTAATCCATCCTAAAAATTTAGAAGGACTATCCTTTGGAATATTGTGAATAGGCACTCTCAATTCTTTAAGAGTCTTAAACATAATTTTTCTACTGTAAATTGAAATTAATTCATTAGGTAATTCAGATGCTTCATCACATACCATGTATTCACGATTTTTAATATGCTTCGGTAAAGTAGAAAACATTTTATAATTTAGAATGCTAAATTTATTAATAATAGAATTATTCCTAGCATTGTAATACGGACAAATTTTATTATGCTCACATCTTTTCCGCAACCCATCCGAAAAAATACAAGGAGCAATATCCACCGTTCTAGTAGTATCTACTACACACTTATAATTATTTTTACCCTTTAAAACCTTTGCATCTGGAAATAATTCCTTATACTGCTCTTGTAAATTTTTGGTTATAGTAAGTACAAATGCTCCACCTCGTTCAGCCTTGTTGTAGTCTTCGCAACTAGTTGGTATCGCAGCTGAATTAGAATACCTATGTGCGAATGCATCGTCCTCCTTCACGCCTGTAACGATAACATCCGAAATATTCTTACTACTGTTAGCTAAAGTTTTAGCTAAAAACGACTTTCCACACCCCGTAGGGGCATACGCTATTACAAATTTTTTACCAGAATTGAAAGCTGCTTCAATCTTCTTTAGAAGAGTTATTTGAGAATCTCTTGGAATTTGATTCTCTGGAAAATGTGACAAAATCGACATTCAACGAAATTACCATCAAAATTACACTGTGTCAACTATTTCAAACCTCATAATTCGATCATACAATTTAGAATTTGAAATTCTATTCAAAGCCAAATATCTATAATATAGTTCGTAATTGCCAATTCCTAATGAAGTTAAATGATAATTTAAAGATAATCCATTTCCATGCTCGTTTATAATAAATGGATATGGATATTCTATCTTTTTAAGAACTCCATCAATATACATACTAAAAACGTAATAATAATCTTTTTTTACGACTAAAACTAATTTTCCTTTTTTTATAACCTTATCATCCAAAATAAATGCCATGTTTCTTTGAAGGAAATAGTCGAAGCACTTTTCATCATTAACCATCAAAATACTTATTAGTATTTTGTTCTATATCAATATCATTTTCGCGTTTTACTTCTGGTATATTGAGCGGGAAACCCTCCATCCATCCAAGCTAACTTATCTAGCGGAGTCATTTTATGATATGTGTCGTTAAAAGTTTGCCAAAATTCATCATGTGTCTCATATTCTTTTATTAAAAAGCTATAAGTCATATTAACACATCTAAAATCCATTTGCAGTATATCCCATGTTATAATAAGATTGACTGCATCAGGATTAAAATTAGGAAGACCTTTTGGAGGCCTATAGCCCAAAGCTCTCCTTCCATTTGGGCTATTGAGCAATTCATAGCAATTGCTGCAAAGCATATTTCTATCAGAAGGTCTGAATTTTTCAGGATGCCTTCTGATAAAGAAAATTTCGCAAACAGTTCTTTTAAGAATTTCTAATAATTGCAGCCTAGATATTTTCCTGTCATGAATTATTGCCACTAAATTATTTAGTCAAAATCCCGAATAACCTTTGCTCATTCAAGAACATACCTTTACCAATTTTACCATATCCATCAACGTCAATACCAGAAACGCTGACCCCCTTGTCATTTGGGAACAATACTATATCCCCAACCTTTGTGTATCTCACATGAGGCCCAATTAGAACTGCTTTCGCCTTTCTCCATGCTTTGGTATTAGCATTAGTGGGGACGTAAAGACCATTGCGCATAATTGCTGATCCTTTATTATCTTCCACCTCATCAATAAATTCTACTAAAATAATATCATCAAATAGCATCTTTAATTTGAAATCTTCCAATCCAAAAAATCCTTCGGAATTGGCGCTAAGATCGATTAGACCTTTTGTGAATTTCAAATTATCTGCGTGCATTGGGATTTCCATACTCATATATCTTTACTTATTAAGTATATTTGTTAAGTCAATTAGTTCTTTAACTTCTCGTTTAGATAATTCTAAAACTTCTGAAAGCTCATTTATATCTTCCAAACAAGTATCTTCACTTTGTTTTGGTTTTTTAATATAATTTATTTTCTTTTTACTGCACTTACTAATTAAATTATATAACAACTTATAGTGTTCTTCTTTAGACATAACTGCTCCATATACATTCGAAGTAGAATTTATAATATTAGCCATATCTATAGAATACATAGATATCCATCTATTAATTAAATAAGAATTATATTGCGGAGCGAATTCTACATTTGAATCCTTTAAAGATTTTTTATATAGAATGGAATCTATATAATTAAAAATATTATCTTCCATCAAAAGATGTTAGTCGCTTTTTAAATCATTATCAACCATTTTTTTAACTAATTGTTCAAACGAAACTTCAGGATCCCATCCCAACTCTTTCCTAGCTAATGAAGAATCGCCCAACAATAAATCAACTTCAGCTGGCCTATAAAAATCTGGGTTAATTTCCATTAAAATATTAGACTTAAGAGTTCCTATATCATAAACATAATTTGGTATTATATATTTCTCCCCTTCATCAGAACCAACCCAAACACCTTCGATGCCAGCATGTGTGAAAGCTAATTCTATGAATTCTTTAATTGTATGAGTTTCATTAGAAGATAATATATAATCTTTTGGCTGATCTTGATTCAGCATTAGCCAAATTCCTTTCACAAAATCTTCAGCATCAGACCAGTCTCGCTTTGAGTATATGTTACCTAGTTGTATTGGTTCGAAAGCTTTCTTATTAGTAATACAATTTAATATTCTACCAACTCCTTTTGTTATTTTTCTAGTAACAAATTCCTCGCCTCGTCTAACTCCTTCATGATTAAATAAAATGCCTTGAACTGCATACATATTATACGAGTCTCTGTAAACCTTAACTAGATGATGAGCAGCACATTTAGAAGCTCCATATGGAGATCTAGGTTTGAATGGATGATTCATATCTTGTGGAGCATACGACACATCACCAAATTGTTCTGAACTTCCTGCATTATAAAATCTTGTATGTGGAGAATATTTTTTAATAGACTCTAAAGCGAACAAAACTGCCATAGCATTTGTAGTCATATGATTTACAGGCATAGCCCAACTATTTCCTACAAATGAATTTGCCGCCAGATTAATATAATAATCTGGTTGAATTGTTTCAATTACATTGTTAACATTTTCGGGATCGGTTACATCTAATTCTAATTTCCTAAACTTTTTATCACCGATCAAGTGAGAGATATTTTCATGATTAGGAACGCTTAAACGTCTATGACATCCATACACTAAATTATTTGGATCTTTAAGCAAATAATCAGCCATTAAACTTCCATCTTGTCCAGTAACTCCAGTAACGATTATTTTTTTCATATTTTATTTTTCGTAGCCAATTTTAATTTCAGAAATTTTTTGATCGAAAAATTTATTTTGCAACGTAACTTTTGCTTTGTATCTTTCATAATTACAAGCATCTACCTCTTTAGCAGAACACTTGTCTTCTTTAGCCAAGTCTACTAATTTAAAAGTTTTTTGATTTGCTTCTATCATGTTAGCATACTCTTCAGAATTTACTATTGATTTATATAATTCAGCACCGAGCTGTTCTTCTAAAAAGTATCCACAATGAAACCAACTATTTAAAGCGCAGTCAGAATGATTCCTCTTTATGTATAAAATTGAAAGATAATCAAACGCATAAGCTTCATCAACTTTTAAATTAATCATAATAAAATTTATCCGTTTAATTTGTAAGTCAAATTCAAAACATCAGACTTTGAAACTTTATTATGAAGTCCCAAGTAAAATCCATTGTTATGCAAAAATTCGCTATTTTTAAATTTGTAATAATCTCCATATTGCTTGAAACAAGTTTGCCTCAAAAGATTTCCAGAAATAATAGGTCTAGTTTCTATACCAAGATCATCACACTTTTTTAATAAGATATCTTTATCGGATTGATTTTTGCAAATTACTGGAAGTGTAAATGCAACATGCTGTCTATCTTGATAGTTTTTAGGCAAAATAAATTTATTTTTATCTAAAACATTATAATACAAATCATAAATTTTAATTCTATTTTTAATGTAGTCGTTCACTCGTTTAAAATCCAACATTCCGACGAATGCATTCAAATTAGTATTTCTAAAATTGGAACCTAAAAATGCAAAATCAAATCTACTATCTACATCGGGATTTCTATATTTTTCTTGATTAGAAGAAAGAGATCTTACCATTCCATGATTTCTACACATTGTAAAATATTCATACTCTTTCTGATTAGATGTGAATATAAATCCGCCTTCTATACTTTGCAGTTGATGACCAAAATACGTACTAGTAGTTGACGTAAAGTAATGTGACACATTCTCTCCATTGTACGATCCTAATGTGTTTTCACAATTATCCATCATCACTTTTACACCATATCTAGATTCAATAGATTTTAATTTATTAATATCTGGAACGAATCCCAATAAAGATGTTGGAAAAATGCAAGCAACTTTGTCATAATTTAATTTCAAATATTCTTCCAATTCATCAAAATCCATACATAAGTCATTCAAATTAACATCAATAAACTTAGGCGTAAATCCTTCTCTGATAAAAGGAGCTACTGAAGTGATCCATGTAGTTGATGGAAATATCACAACATTTTTAAAAGATGGTGTGGTATCTCTCAAATACATCGATATTAATGTATTTGCAGTAGATCCACTGGAAACAAAAACAGCATATTTTTGATTTACTAAATTAGCCATCTTTTGTTCAAATTCAGAAACTAACTTGTCTTGAGTCCATCTACTATTTGGATTTAAAATAAACTTACTTATTTTAAGTTTATCTAAAAATTGAAAGCATCTTCTCAGCAGTATGTCTCCATGTAAAATTATCTACAATAAATTTCCTATGAGATTCATTTATTTCTTGTAATAATTTATAGTTGAAATATGAATATTCAAGAGACTTTATAATACTTTCTTGATCAACTATTTCACCTTCAACTCCTTGAGGATGAGATTGTAATATATCATGAGCATAATTAATACAATAGTCATCAAATCTTTTAAAAATTGAATGATCAAATTTATGTTTAATTGATGTTATTTTTGATGGTTGAGTCCAATCAGGAATAAATTCTTTGATGGCAGATCCTAATGTAGCTATGACTGGAGTTCCACACATAGCAGCATCCATAATATTCATACCAAAAGATGTAGTGTTATTGGCATAAACAAATACATGACTCTTGCAGTATAATCTTCTCAAATCTGATTCTGTAAGCAAATCACAAGAATACTTTAATTTAGGATTGTTTAAATTGTTTACATAATTTTCGAATTTAGGATTATATGGTCCATCTTTTATGATTAATCTAACATCTTTGTCTTTAGAAAATTCTAAGAAAGCAGGAATTAAATATTCAAATCCGCTTCGTTCATTAGAAGTGTTTACAGTTAGATATGTAAAAGTTTTAAATTTATCTTCTTTAATATCATACCATTTAGATGGATCTGTTCCTAAATGTACTGCATGAACTTGAAGATTCAGCGATCCAATAGATCTTAATAAATTTTGTTTAGAAAATTCACTTATAGTTAATATGAAATTCTTCTGTCTAGCTAAAACTCCAGCTGTAAAATTGTTGGCATAAGAATATTCACAAGCTAGATATGGAATATATTTAGGTGCTCTATTGGTTGGATTCAAACAATCAGCATGTATCATAGTTGTGCTATGATTATATGGATCTCCTAATTTATCTAATAATCTAAATTGATCGAATAATTGTCTAGCTACTATTGTAAATGATCCACATTCAGTGGCATTAAAAATATTATTGTCGTAAGGAAAATATTTCATAAATTAAATATTAATTGAAATATGTGGAGGAATATTTCTAAAGTTCTCTCCAGACTTATACCAAAGCATCTCACTTTTATCCCATCCATGACTTTTCAATACAAATACATGTTGATGGAAACTTTTATTATGGTATCTCATATGAACCACTTCAAAAGCCATTTGCTTTAAAAATGTTATAAAATTTTCAACTGGATACATCAAACCTGGATATATTGTATTATGCGTAGTCGCCACATGAGGAATACTAATCAATAACAATCCATCAGGTTTAAGCATTTTTTTTATTTCCAATAAGCAAACATATGGATTAGTTAAATGTTCCAAAGTTTCAAAACACATTACTACATCAAAAAACTTTTCCTTATCAGTAGAAAAGTTATCTAAATCTACTTGAGTATAATTAAATCTAGGAGACTTTATAATAGCTCCATCATATCCATAATAATTTTTTTGAATATCTGAATGCAATCTGTCATGTATAAATCCCAATCCACAACCAACATCTGCTATTTTTTTATTGTGCAATTCATTTAAACTCAAATCATGAACTAAAAAATCCAATCTTGGTTTGTGTGAATTTTCATAGTCCTGATATGAATGTAAATCAGTTTCGTAAAAGTTTTGATATTCCATTTTTAATATTTTCCGTTTCTATATTTCTAAGCAAATCCGATTCCAAATATATAGCATTTTCGTTTATTGCTTGCCAATTTTTTGATGTTTTAGCATTTGGATAATAATTATAAGAGTATAATCCTAAAGTTTTCTTTTTATACCCAGATGCTATCCACGCCCAACACGTATCTACAGTAATCAATAATTTAGATTCTATAACCAATTTAGCAGATTCTTTAAATGTTCCTGAAAATTTCTCAGATGCATATAAAGGATCCGTATGATGACCTATTTGGATGGTTTTCAATCCAAAATGCTTTTCTATAAATTTACAAAACCTCGCAGCATCATCTACCGAATAAGATTTTGGGTTCCCAGATACATTTCCAATTAAACTCACAACTATACAATCTTTTATTTCTCTTCCATCAGAAAAATAATCATTTAAATATACAGAATTATCTTCAATAATATCTAGCCCATATCTAGCACACATCTCATCACTTTGATGCCTCTCCAAATACCAATAATTAGAAGTATGTGGAGGCATTGGATGATATAACAAATTATATCTATTATCTTCTAAAAATTTAGAATCAGATTCGCTAGGCCATCCATCATATTTTTCCCAAATATGTATATCATCAATAAATTTATTATTCAAAAATAAATCTAATATACTTTCAAATTTTTTATTAATCCCAAAAGTCAAGTGTCCATTTATATACCTTTTTTTAAAAGATTTAGCAGCTACCGTAGCCATGCATAAATCTCCGTATTGACCTTGAACAAATCCAATCGCTTTCATTATTGAAACACGCTAAATTCTTGATCAGGCAACGACAAACTATTAGGCCAATCTAATCCAATTATAGGGTAATTGCGATCAACATAATTAGAACATGTATTCAAATCTTTTCTTATGAAGCTTAATTCTATAGTAGACGGCAATTTAAAATCTTCCAACTCATCTGCGATAGGATCTAACATTGGGCCATGATTATTTCCATGAATATGAACAATATCAAAATTGTCTAATGTTGTAGTTAAAATATTAATTAATGCATTTTTATTTTTCTTATCGAAAAGCCAATGAAATTCGCCTACAATACCTACAACATTTTTTAAATAATTTTTATTGATAGAATTTAAAAAATCATATTCACACCCTTCAATATCAAATTTCAAAAATACATTTTTATCTTCATCGCCAAAATGTTTCAAATGTTTTTCGAAAGATGTATTATTGTTTTCATATACAAAAATTCCATCTTCAAAAAATGATATGTTAGGCTCATATACAGCAAATGAGCCTATAGT